ACCTGGCAGCGGCAGTTGTAGCCAAGCGGCGGGGCGATCCGGCGCCACTCGGGGTTGTCGACCCGCAGGATGATCCCGTCGGCGGCGTCGTGGTTGTCCCGGCTGTCCGCGTCGCCGACCGCGTCGAACCGGAACGCGGGGATGACGGCCTTGATGTCCGGGTCCTGCGCCTGGCGGAACCGGCCTGCTGTGACCGCCGTGTTGACGTTGGTGCGGAAGACGGTGCTCGCGTAGGCGCGGCTCCAGGCCACCGTGTTCTCGCGGACGGCCGCTACGGCGTCTGCCAGGCCCTTGGCGGCGTCGCCGGCGGACAGGCCGGACTTGAACGCGTTCTGGAGGTATTCGCGGGCCTGCTGGGTGACCGTCTCGGTGGTCGCGCGGACGAAGGCCAGGTTGCGGCCCTCGGAGTAAAGCTCCGAGATGCGCTGGGCCGTCCGCTCGGCGGCGTTCCGGATCGTGACCGGCGTCCGGGTGACCAGGTCGTCGAGGGCTTCTTGGAACGTGATCGCAGGGACGATCGGCTGCTCGGCGAAGGCGACCATGCCCGCGCGGTCCGCCGACATACGCTCCGAGGCGATGATCTTGGCGGCCTCGCGGAGCATCAGGCGGGCGCCGAGGATCTCGGCCATGCCCATCGTGTTCCGGATGATGTCGGCTAGGCGCTTCTCGGCGTCGCGTGCGGCCGTCCGGTTCTTGGCGACCTCGTGGGCCATCAGATCGGAGATGGCGCGGGCGAACTCGACCGCGTAGCGGCCACTCTGGTCCTCGAGGAAGCGGTCGGCGTCCAGGTTCATCGGGAGAAGCCCAGGGAGGACAGATCGGGCGCTGCGGGCGCCTGCACCTTCGGGACGATCTGCTCGCCCGGCTCCGGCTTGCGGAATCCGGTCTGCTCGAGCACGTCCTCGAGGGACAGCTCGATGCCCATGGAGTGCAGCGTCTGGGCGACGCCGGCCCGCTCCTGCGGGTTCTGGATCTTCTCCTGGGTGATGGTGAAGAGGGGCCGCTGGTCGGCGATGCCGAGCTCGACCATGTTGGCGTGGTTCTCGAACCAGATCGCCCCGACCAGGTCGTCGCTCAGGGTTTCCTCGAGCGTCCGCCGGTCGAACTGGATCAGCGCCTCGGTGCTGTTCTCCTGGATCTCGGCCAGGGCGTAGCTGCCGCCCTCGGCCGCCGACGTGGTCAGGTTGGCCCCGAGGACCAGGGTGAAGATGGTCGACTTGAGCTCCTTGCGGATGGTCTCCAGCAGCTGCCAGCCTTCCGCCGACCCGCTCATGACCGCGACCTCGTCGGACTTGTCGAAGACCAGGACGTGCCGGCTCCGCAGGTTCTCGAGGACCTCCTGCCAGGACGCGATGAGCTCCTCGTTGGGCAGCCCGGTCTCCGCGTCGCGGACGCCGTCGATGCGGGCGGTGACGATGCCCTGGGCGAACCGCTCGATGGCCTGAAGCGACTCCTGGAAGACGTGGGTCTTGGCATACCACCACCAGCCCAGCGCCTCGCGGAGCCCGCGTCCGTGGCCGAGGGTGGCCTGGTCGTCCTGGTAGACGTGGCGGATCGTGCGGACGGCGTCGCGGACGGACTCGGCCTCCCAGTCCTGCGTGGCCACGTTCCATCGCTCCCAGTGGGCCCGGATGTCGCGGCCGTCGTTCTCCGGGACGATGCGGAACATCCGCTTGTCGAGGTCCTCGATGCGCTCAGGCACCCACCAGGTGCGTGGCTTGCCGTCGCCGATCGTCAGCGTCCGCATGCGCCCGTGGACGCGCCCGAACCGGCTGCCCGAGAAGAACGCCCGGGCCAGCTGGAAGCGGGCCTCGGTGAAGTGCTTGATCTCGTCGACGAGGGCCGTGCCAACGGCAACGCAGAGCGGGGAGCGCGGGGTCTCGACCTTGGGCTGGAGCTTCCAGTTGCGGCCGGCGATCAGGTGCCGGCGGTAGCCGACCGCGTGGGCGATGTCCGCGTCGCGGAGCATCTTCTCTTCCGTCTCCGGGTCGCGCAGCAGCCAGACGGACGGGTCGTAGAGCTGGACGCCGTTCTGCCAGGCCTGAGAGATGGCCCGGGTGTAGAGGCTCTGGGATTGGTTCCGGCTGCGGAGTTCGGTGGTCACTGGGTGCTCCGATCAGAGGGCGATGGTCTTGATGGACGCGACCATGCGCTGGCCGTCGATGATCGTGGATTCGGGTGTCTCGTGGATGTCATCCGTGGCGTCGCGCTCGAGGTCGTCGACGTTGACCAGGACGAGCTGGTCGTCGGCGGTGGCCCGGGCCTCAAGGGCCGCGCGGATGGCCAGGATCTCGTCGGGCAGGGCGGTCACCACGTCCAGCTGCGGCTTGCGCCAGATGATCGGGAGGTCCTTGCCCGAGGTGCGGGTCGAGAACGTCTCGCGGAGGTCGTTGATGAAGGGCTGGAGCGCCGCGCTGAAGACTGCGCCGCCGTTGGCGACCGCTGCGTCGTTGGTCCCGAGGACGACGAAGATGCCGCGCAGGTCGCCCTGCTTGCCGAGCGTCGTGTTGATGTAGGCCAAAGCGCCCTCGTAGTCGGCCACGAGCTCATCCCAGTGCTGGCTGGCGACCGTGTTGGCCCAGATGCCGCCCTGCGAGCCGGTGCCGACGTAGGCGGTCAGCTGCTGAGCCAGGCTCGACGAGTTGCTGGCCCGCTTGATCAGCACGAAGCCATCGGGGTGCAGCTGCTCAAGCTCGTGCATGAGCGACACCTCGGGGCCGCCGGTCGTGACGACCGTGCCGCTCGTGTTCGAGTTGTCGGCCATGTCGTAGGCCTCGACCTGGCCGGTGCCGCGATTGTAGATGCCCTGCTCGGACCCGCGGACCGTGCCGGTCAGGGTCGGCGAGTTCAGCTGGGTCGTGTAGGCCTCGTTGACCTGGCCGACGGCGATCGAGTCGCCGATCAGCATGTAGACCGGGTAGCCGCCGTCGTAGCTGGTCGGGGCGCCCGACAGCATGAGCTCGTAGGTCTTCGCGACCTTCGTGGCATATTGGTCCCAGAAGACGGACGCCCCGTAGAACTCGCGGTTCTCGGACGGGATGCCGAAAGACGGGTCGTCGCCGCGGAGCCGCTGGCCCTCAAGCGAGATGAGGCTGACGTTGGCGTCGGCGGCCGCGACCTCGCGGTGGACGGTGTTGGCGTAGAGGCTGCCGTTGGCCGACAGGATGTTGTTGATGGCCCGGTCGTGGTTGACCAGGATGATCTTGGCCGTGGCGTTGCCGAGCGTCGTCCGGAGGTAGCTGATCCAGTTCTGGAGCTGCGTCTTGTATTGCAGCGCGTTGGCCGGCGAGCCGATCCAGTCCAGGACGTCGCGCTGGCTGTTGTCGAGGACGACCAGGTTCCAGGACAGCGTGTTCCCGTTGGCCAGGGCCGTCCACGCGTTGTCCATGTCGAGCTTGAACGCCTCGAAGGCCGTGCGGATGCCGGAGCCCGCGGTGCCCCAGTTCCCGACGGTCGGCGCGACGCCCGCGTATTTGGCCAGCTGGAAGCGGGGCGCCTGCGGGTGGATCTCGAGGAGGCGGTGGATCAGGCCTGCGTCTGCGCCCACGCCGTTGCCCAGCGCCTGCCACGAAGAGCCGCCGCGGGTCGAGATGGTGACGCCGATCTCGGTCGAGTGCAGCCAGCCCGCCGCCGCGTGGTAGTCGCGCCAGGCGCCCGTGGAGATGAAGAAGATCTGGCCAGCCGTCGGCGTTCCGAACAGCCAGCTGGCGACCGTCAGCGTGTCGGCGGTGTTGCTGACGATTGGCCGACGGTTGCTGTAGCCGATCGTGGTGCCGTTCACGATCGACACGTAGCGGCCGGCGAACTCGTTGACCGTCCAGCCCGGCGAGGGCGAGACGCTGATCGTGGTCGCGCTGGGCGCCGGCGCGGCCGCGACCGAGTAGAGCGTCGAGCCGTAGGCTCCGTCGTACCAGGGATACCAGCCGAGGCTCGTGGCGGTTGGGGCGCCCGTGGACGCGTCGCTCGGGACGATCTTCAGCACCTCGAAGTCGCCGAACGTTTGCAGGTTGCTTGCGCCCAGCGAGGTGACGCCGGCGAGGACGCCGGGGGCGCCGCCCTGGATCATGGTGTCGCCGATAAGCAGGATCGAGGGCACGTTCGCCATGGCGAAAGTCTAACCGGGCCCAGGGGTGGGCAATAGGGCCGCTGGGCGTGTCAAGCCCCTATGGGGTGTAGCGGCTGCCCTTCGGGGCCATGGCGGCGCGGACGCTCTTCGGCTTGCGCCGAGCGTCGGGGTGGACGTCCTGCGGCTGTGCTGCGCCCGCGGCGGTGAGTGCCCGCGGCGGTGCCGACTTCCCGAACGGGTGGGCCTCAAGCCAAGCCCAGGCGCCGG